ACTGCTGGTCGTTGAGAGCCTTCTCCCCAAGGAGTGATGCGAGCTTCTCACGATATTGGGTGGCAACCTTGTCAAGTGCAAGGCGATACTCCTCTTCGGAGATAATGCCTGCTGCTCGCTGGTTGTGCAGTTCATTCAGCTCCTTGGTGGCTGCCTCTCTCGTGCGCTGCAGTTCGCTCTTCTTCTTGCTCTTCTTTGAGTCATCGTCGGATGAGCTTGAAACGCCACCTCCACCAGCAAAGCTCCCGCCAATAGACTTTACCGCACCATTGGCTTCGCCATCAATCTTGATGCGCTCGACATGTAGTTCCTTGATCTTATCTTCCGAGTCAAGGACCACCTTTGCACTCTGCTCTGCGCCGTGAAGGTCACTATATGTCAATCCCGACTTTCGGATATAATCAAAGAAGTCAAGAACCCCCTTTGACGGTGCAGATCCATTTGAAGATATATAGGCATTCTTCAAGTGGATAGTCGCAAACATAGATCCGTTCTCGTGGCCAACATCCGCACTTTTAGCAAGCGCCTTTGTGACATTTTGCATCTCACCTGCCGATATTGACTTCCCTCCGCTTTTGAGGTACGAAGAGTACAAGTCCTGAATGGGCTTTCTCGCCTCTTTGGAGGTGTCGCTATAAAAGTCAATTTCTCGGTCGAGCTGCTTGAGCTTGAGTATCTTCCCTATAATTTTCTGTATGTCACCATACTTCCCTGCAATTCGGTCAAGCGAGCCCTCCTGCAAGCCAAGAGACTTCTCCAGCTGGTGCTGTACCGTCTTCTGCTCCTCGAGCTTCCCATCCAAGCTCTGATACAGACTGAATAGTCGGGAAATCTGCACCTCCTCATCGCTTCGAGTAGACTTGATTTCCCTCTGCTTGGCGAGGTACTCATTCTGCAGTCCGTTAATCTCCTTCTGCTTACGATACCAGTCTGCAAGGGCGGTCACGATAGCCGTGATGCCTGCAATAATCGCCATAGGCGCAATCGTGGCCATAAGACCACGGATAGTCGCCAGCGTGGAAGCCCAAGCGAGTTTTACCGTGGTCGTAGCTCTCGCCCATAGAGACACCGTGGCAGATGCCGCCTTGGTTTGATCTGCGATAATATCGCCTGCGGAGCGGAACGAGAGGTTTCCTGCGTTGCTGATAGCCCTCTGCGTGTTCAGCACGCCAGCCACCGACGCAGAGGAAGAGGGGAGGTTAGTGGCTCTGCCACCAATGTTGTAGTGAGCCTTGTCCGCAGATGCCTGCAGAGCGGCAAGGCGCTTGATGCGCGCTTCCTCATTCTTCGCACGGGCTTCTGCGAGGAGCTCGCGTCTGTTGTGGTTAGCCTTATTCAGCGCGTCCCCAGTTGCAGCAAGCGAACGGGCGTTCTGCTCCAGCTTCCCAGCTAAGCGTGCTTCTTCTCGCTCACGCTTCGTGATATTAGCGAGTTGCAGGCGTGACTGGTCTGCAATAGCCTTGTCGTACTCCCGCTGGCTCTTGGAGACTATTGCAGCCTGCTCTCTCTGGAGGTCACGGATAGCCTTCTGCTCCTCTGAGGTATATCGATCGGCCTTATTCAGAGCAGAAGTAGCCGCCTTTATATCCTTTGGTGCAGTAGCTGCCTCCAGCGCACGCTTGGCAGCGGCCACTCGCTCATCCTTGGCTCGCTCTATCTGTTCTTGCTTGGCTATAATCTTGGCGGCTGCCTCATCATTGGCGCGCTGGAGTGCGAGCTTAGCATTGGCGACTCTCTGTGCCGCCTCCTCTTCGCTCCTCTGCATACCACGAAGCAGAGCCTGATGCTCGTTCAGAAGCGTACGCTTCTCTGTCTGTGCGTTGGAGAAGTTGTCTACCGCCTTTTGGAAGCGTACATCACCAGTGGCCTTGGCTACCTCCAGTCGTCTCTGCTCCTTCTCTGTTATAGTCCCTGCGGATTGAACAGCAGCCTCTGCACGCTGGAGCTGTTGCTGGGCTTCTGCGAGGGCCTTCTGTGCTTCCAGCTTAGCCCGCTTGGCAGACTCCTTAGCGGCTGCCTCGTCAGCTATGGCCTGCGCCTGCGAAGCCTTAATAACTGCACCTGCTTGGCTCCAAGTCGCAGAGAATTTTCCCCACAGACGCGCACCGAGCAAGCCCCCCGCCCAAATGTACAAGTTGGAGAGGTGTGTGCGCAGGTAGTCCAGCAGATCCTTTACCTTCTCGACAAGAGCCTTGAAGTTGTCGTACACGTGCAGAGAGTCCGCAAGGCTGGTAAAGGAGTTTTTGAGACGGCCAAGAGAACTCTCGAGGTTGTCGGTGCTGGTGTTCCCAGAGAGCTTCGCCAGCTCATCGGAGAACTTACCCATAATCTCTGCACTGCGGAGCTTCCCCTCTTTGAGGAGCTTATCCAGCTGTGACATCGACACGCCTGCCGCGTTCGCCATAGCCTGCATAGCCACGGGCATACGCTCACCAAGCTGGCGACGGAGTTCTTCGCTGGAGATCTTCCCCTTACTCATCATCTGAGTAATGGCCATCATCGTAAGAGCCGCCTCTCCGCCAGAGATACCGAACGAAGCCATAGCCTTACTGATATTGGAGAAGATGCGTTCCTGCTCAGCCATAGCAATGCCAGCAGGGGTTGCAGCCGCTTTGAACTTAGCGAACGCCTCGGTAGTGCCTATAAGGTCTGTACCATACTTATCCGTAAGCTCTGCGAGGAACTTCAAGCTACGCGCATACTCGCGGGTGTCCGTGCTGATATTGCGAAGTACGACACGCGCACGGCCTGTCTCTCGAGCCGTATTGACAAGAGAGGAGATAAAGCTACTGATAGAGGTAACGCCTGCGCCCAACGCACCAGCCATTGCAAGGGCTTGGAACTGGATGCCACGGAGCGAAGCCTTGGCGCTCTCGGCTTGCTGCTTGAACTTGTCCGCAAGCAGCTCTAATCGGACGGAAAAGGAAAGATTATTAGCCATAGGCTGGTAGGCTGAATGTGTGTATTACTTATCTGCGACTACGATTTTCGCATTCTTGAGCTGGTCAAAGATTGCTTGACCTACATCTTCGCTCTCGGTCTCCCACGGGAACGGCAGTAGCTTCTCGGGAGAGCAAACGGAGTCTTGTGCAAGGTGCGGAAGCATCGACATCCAAGTGAATAGACGCGTGTACTCGAGCTTCTCCTGCTTGCGCTTCTGTATGGCGTTCAGAATAGCTGGTATCTCCCACAACTCCATTCTGTCCATAACATACCCTGCGTCAATGCCTCCGTCCACGATTACCATATTGGCGATAGTCGTGAAGTCTGGTCCATCATCTTCTCCATCGCTGGGCTCACCACCTCCTGCATCATCCGAGATTGATGCCGTGATAGGCGTAAGCTCCTCCAGAGTGCGCTCCAGTCGCCCATATAGATGCGACGACACCTCTACGCTATCCAAGACAGACACCCACGCACTGAAAGGCATCTTGCTACCGCCCTCCTCGCATCTCTGTAAGCAGTAGATGAGAAGGGGTATCTGCTCCCCGTCTTGGATATTCAGTGTAGAGAAACTCCGCGCGGAGAGCTTCTCGAAAAGAAGTACCGCGCGGAGTGTCAGTGGGAATGGCACGCTGTCCATTAGAGCGTAATCCCTGCGGCGGTAATCGCTTCGGTGCTGCCGATTTCCTTATCCGCCTTATCCTTGAGAGGACCAGAGCCGTTCAGCGTGCAGGTGAAGGTCTCGTACTCGCCGCCCGTGCTATTCTTGCTAAGGTCGGAGATAGTGACCATACCCTTACGGAGAATTGCGCCCTTGGTTACAGTGCGAAGGCCTGCCGCATCCTCTGCGATAGTCACCTCGCAAATCTCGAATGGTACAGCCTTGCCCGATGCTGCGATATTCTCGAGGGCGTTGTAGGACAGATGCCCAGCGGAGTTCGACACATACGCTTCGATAGAGGCGGACCAGTCATTACGACCTCCGAGCTTATCGGGGCTCTTGCCCGACATCTTACTGGAGATTTCGATAGTCTGGGGCGTGAACTTGAAATCATCCTTCTTCACGTATGGGACGAACAGCCCACCGATGAACATACTATACGACTCGCCTCTGACGAGGTCCTTGTTCTTATCGTATTTGGGGTTGGGAGGAGTTTGAGTTGCCATAAGAACTGCTATTTAGTTATTGGTTTTGGTTATGATATTTCGAACGTAAGTGACTGGAAGAACTTACCATCAGAGTAGCCCTCTTCGGATTCGTCGAGCGTGGCACGTGTTTCTCGCCAGCCCATCGTCTTCCCGACCTCATCATTGCGCCCTCCATCGAGGACAGCATCCACAAGCTTCACAAGCTCGATAGAGCTGTCGTACTCATCGGAGAAGCATAGCACGGTTACATAAGCCTCGCTGTGCGTGTCGCCTGACTTGTCGCGGTCACGACCATAGGCGCTGCGATATACGATTATGTAGTCGCCAGCGGTCTCTTCGGGAGCTATCACTGGGAAGATTTTATCCCCTACAAGCTCACGCAACTCCTCACACGCAAGGAGCTTGCTACGCACCCACTGGGCGGTGTGCCATTTTCTGTTGTTGTCGAGATAGATACTCATACGTTGGTTAAGACTTTCGTGACACCTGCGAGTAGTATTCGCTGTGCGCGTGGCGTGCTTCTCTGCTTCGCGTGCGTCCAAAAGAGGGTGGGAAGCACCCTGCCTCTGAACTTCCCGCTTCGGGTGTATCTGTCAGCCGTCCCCTTGTCAATGAGGTGGGCGTGGTTCGCAGCTTGAGACTCCTGCCCCATGGCCGTAGCTCCATTGACATAGAGGAAGCCGATTGACACAGACACTCGTCCGCCCCTGCTTCTTCGAGGCATACGCCTACGAAGGCCTCTGATGAGGTTGCCTCTCGGTACGTGTCCATTCCTATTCGGCTGTTTGTACAGAGGAGGCAGGGTAGTGCGAACATCCTGCTGGTACACCTCCGCAGCCCGGAAGAATGGCTCACGAAGGCTCTCGGGGCTTGGGGCCTCCTTGAGCCTACCGATAAAGGACTCTACCTCGGGGAATCCGTTGAGAGAAACTACATATGGCATACTCTATTCGTCTACATAGCGAGCTGTGACCTGCACCGTTCTGTCAAGCATAGGCTGGAGCAGCACGATGCGATAGAGTGCACCATTGAAGCGAAGCCACCCAGAGGTAGATAGACGCTTATCAGCACGAACAACGAACACCACAGCCGAGGTATCGACAACCTCACGGGCCTGCAAGCCGTCTTTGTCGTAGGTCGGGCGAAGCGTTCGGAGGTAGGCACGAGAGCGGAAACTCTCTACCAGCTCCTCCTTTACTGCGCCCGACGCACTCTGCGTCTTTACAGCCTTGAGGAATGTCAGTCGGTGTGTGAATGCTCCTGCGTTCATCGCTCTAATCGGTATCTGCCTATGAGTGAGCCAAGCGTAAACGGAAGCTCCGTCACGCGGCCAACACGATACCCCTCTCGGTCAGCATAGAAGCGTGCGACTATCATTCGGAGAGCGTGCCGAAGCGCTGGAGGCAAGTCGCCTGATGCCTGCTCCACCTCGACCAGAGGCCTGCAGAGAAGCCCAGAGAGATAGTCCTCGGCTGTATCAATTAGCTCAATAATGAAGTCGTCATCCTCATCGTGGTCTACGTTCAGATGCTTCTTTGCTTCCTCGAGAGAGATATATGTGGGCATAGCTATTACTTACGCTTCAAGCAGGCGAATGCTTCTGCACGGAGGACCGTGAGAGAGTAATCGCCATTGAGAGTGAAGTCGATGCGGTCAGTGATGCCGTTGTACTGGGCATAGAGGCGGTCGCCATTGCCGTGGTGAGCAAGTACAGCATAAGACAGCACACCGAAGAGAATAGCATCCTCGGGCATAAACGTAGTAGAAACTACGGGGTAGCCGTTCATATGCCCATTCTCAAGGATCATCTGGGGATTACCCTTTTCTACTGGAGTAGACTTGAGCAGGCAGTAGGTCTTGGGATGCACGAAGTAAGCGGCACTGCCGTCTACCTTGACATTCTTGCCGAGAACCTCTGCCTCGATAGTTACTACGTCCTTAATGGTGGGTGCTGTCGTGCTATTCCACGCACCAGTGATAGGTGTGCCGTACGGAGTAGCGAGGATACTCCCGATACCATTGTTGGGAGCAACTGGCGCAGTCTTAGCGAACATAGCCGTGTTGATAGCCGTACCGACAGCCTGCCCAAGTCGCTCAAGCGTGATAGCTCGGAGGTTGAGGTTGGTTGCCGTGATGGCCTGCGAGGTCACTGGCACATACACACCGACGCGCTCGGGCTTAGCGGCGATCTTGTCGAGGTTGAGGTTCTGGTCGGTAAGAGCGACATTTTCCCCTGCGATGGTAGCCGTAACGCCTGCAAGAACTGGCCATACGGGCTGACCAACTACACCCGACTGCATTTTGAGACCTACCTTGGTATGGATAAGCTCTGCCTCGAGTGGCTGTACGACATCTTGGATAACCGTAGGCTGTGCGTTCACTACGTTCGTGGTCATCGTAGCGGCACGCTCCTCGATAGTTACAGCCTGATGCGAGTTCACTGCGCGGGTGGCTGCATCGAGGAAACGCTTAGCGGCTTCCACCTGCTCGCCAGCAGTGTCGGGCTCGAGTGCCTTGGAAGCGGCTGCGTTGATGCTTCGCTCCTGCAGGTCTTCGCTAACTCGGACAAGCTCGCGCTCTTCATCTTCGGTCAGCGCACCAGCATGGCGCTTACCCTGCAGCTCCATGAATCGCACGTGCAATTCGTGCAGCTGTTCTTGTTCCTTTGTCATAGTTAATTGGTTAAATGGTTAAAGGTTGGACTTAGTCATATCAGCCCAGCGAAGAGCGCGCTCTGCCAATGGCGTACGAGCAACTGGCTCGGGAGCTTCCTCGGGGGTCGTTTCTTCTTGGACTGGTTCGGGAGTAGGCTCTTCGGTTGGCTCGGGTAGTCCTCGCTCCTCATCAAGAGCCCGCTTTGAGCGTTCAGCGGATGCTGTGGTTGCTGGATAGGCTGGCGTGCTTACCACTGACACATCCCCGATATACGAGAAGTGGTCAATGTGACGAAGCCACGTGCCATCAGAGAGCTCTTCCCAGCGAGTGTCACCCTTCTTTACGCCGAAGAGGAAGGAAGAGCCACGGAGATCGCCACGGCGGAGAAGCTCAAGCGTATCGTTGCCTAACTGAGTATTGGGTGCCTCGAAGCTGTACTGCAGTCCACGCTCAGTAATGGTTAGCTGAAGGCTGCCACTCCCGTTGGTGCTTCGTGCAAGCAACTGCTTTCTGTCGTGCTCATAGAGAGCTAAAATATCGGACGAGCGTAGAAGCTCTTCTGTGACTGCGCCCTGGTGGACGATCTCGCGAAACGAGCGGTCTTCCCACCAGTCGTACATCACTTCGCTCTCCTCATCATAGACGATGGCAAGCCCCTCAATGGTGCGCTTCTCTTCGCCCACCAAAGATGGTGCAGATAGCGAGCTGAGGCTACTCCTTCGTTCGTATATGCTATTCGTATTGCTCATAGGTTTTGGGCTTTATATAACGTAGTTATAAGGCGTATTTTGACACCACTTTTCGCTATTCCTCTGCGCTTTTGGATGGATCTCCATCTGGGTGCAGCTCCTCGATGCTCGGACGAGAGGAGATCGGAGCTACGTTGCACGAGATAAAGAGCTGGTCGCCACCCTCTCTGGGCTCTCTATTCTCGAAGATGCGCCCCTCGTTGGGGGTCATAACGCCTGCTTCCACACTGCTCTTTACGTACTCCGCACGTGTGCGCAGGTCGGTGGCGAATAGTAGGGAGAGGTCAAAGCGGATGCGCTCGGATGCTCGCCTTGATCTTGGGAGGAGCTTCACAGAGAACTCTTGTTGAATTTGCATGATAAGGGGCTGGAGCGTCTGGTTGAGGAAGTTAATCTGCGAGTTCTCCGCCTCCTTGTAGTTCGTGCTTTGGTCTGCGAACACCATATAGGGATGCACCCCGAAGAAGCGACATATATCCAGCACGGAGTACTTGCGCACCTCAAGTAGCTCTGCATCGGCATTGCTAATAGAGGAGTCTATGAATTGCATAGACCCAGACAAGCGGACAATTCTGCGCCCCTGAGCAATCTCGTTATTCACTCGGTCTACCACTTTATCTGCCACATCAGAGTCAAGTGCGCCAATCCCTTGCAGTTCATTTCCACCCACGAGGAAACCGCTCTTTTGGTTGCCTGATAGCAGTCCTTCATTCGTCTGTTTATCTGCATTGGCGCTAAGTGACATAGAACTCGAAGCGTACGTAATGGTGGAAACGCCAGTATAGCCACCATCGAGACTGTTGTTCTTTAGGTGGATAATCTCGTCAGCAGTGAACACACCGTTGATATTCCACACATCGTCCGAGACGCTGTAGGTATTGCTATGCTTGTCGTAAAACACTGCGCCATCCCCAAGCAGGATAATATCCAGCAACTCGCCTCGAGTGGAATATCGAGGGTAGATATAAGCATTCCCCGAGAGGAGCAAGCGAGCAACTATATTCTTGAGCAGAACGAAGAAGTTCTGCCTGCTATTCGCCTGTCCCGCAAAGAGGGTATTTAGCTGCGTGTTCCCAGCATACTGGAAGATACTCCCCGAGCGCTTTAGGTGCTGTAGCTCGAGCGATGCGATAGTCCCAGAGAGAATATCCACACATCGGTACACGCTTGCAATGGTCATTGCTATGTCCGGGGTAGACACTGACGCTCCGTTGAATCGATTTACGAACTCCTGCACGCTTCCGCCAGATGCGCACTTATCGCCACCAGCGTAGTACGACCGCTTGAAGAAGCGAGTGAAAAATTGAGAAATACTCATTTATACGATAGTTTTGAAGTGGTTGAACAGCCAAAAGCCCATTAAGCACGTGATAGCTCCGTCAATCTTGTCCGAAGCCACCGCCTTGACGGGCTTGCGGTTTTCGAGTCGGTCCTCGTCTATCACAGCGTTGCCAAAGCAGTATGCCGTGATAGGATTAGGGTCAAACGTGATGCTATCCTGAGACAGAGCAAGCTCAAACGACATCACAGCCGTGTTAAACGATCCGTTCGTCTGCGGTATAGCCTCCAAATACGACTTGCCGACCTGAGGGGTAGATCGCAAGAGGTTGGTGAACTCGAGAGCCTTGTAGGGGTCGTAGCCAATCTTGAGGGTAGATAGAGGTTGTCGGAGGATGGTCTCCACGATGAGAGAGTAGTCGATGCTGTCGCCCTTACAGAGCGTCAGATAGCCGTCATCTGCCCAGCGCTTGTAAAGCTCTCGGTTTACGTGTGTGGCGAGCATTCCCTCTGGGAAGAAGTAATGCGTGATAGCGTGGAACGGGCAGACCTTGGTTCGCCCCTCTGGTACACGACTGGGCGTGTAGACAAGGAACGTAAGCGCACTAAAGTCATCACGGACGGACAAGTCCACAGCGCACATCGCACGCATCTTGCGAAGCGACTCCATGGGCACGTGCATAAACGCCTTCTCAATCGTCTCACGAGGTATCCATATCTCGCGCTCGTCTCGGGCGAATATATTGAGGAGCTTGTTGCGGAACGCCTTCATATCCCCTGCCGTGAGCTGAGCCTTCTTGTACTCTGCTTCGTAGTACTCGGGGCGCACCGTTACGCCCAAGTGAGGCTGAACCTTTTGCCACGTATTTGGATCGCCCTCCTCGTCGTCTATATCTGGCTCAAAAATGTGTGCGAAGATGCTATCATTCTCCACCTCGCCTCGGAGGATAGACTTATAGGCATCCAGCATCTCCGTAAATGGCGTATCGAGTTTGTCGCTTGCGGTAGTGATCACGAACGTAAGGGGATTTCTCCGTGCACCCATTGACGAGGTCAGGACACTCTTTAGCGCATCACTCTCCGCCTGTGCATACTCGTCGATGATCACCAGTGAAGCATTCAGACCATCCAATCGGTCTGCAGCAGACGACAGGCAGCGCGCAATAGACATCTTCCCTGGCATTCGGTTGAACACCTGTTCACGGTTGATCTTGAAGCGTCTGAGCTGAGGATCAAGCGCGCGCAGGATCTTTGAGATCACCCCGAAGCACACCTGCGACTGCTGATAGCTATTACTACCTACGTAGCTCTCCGCATTAGCATCCCCATAGAGAAGGTCATACACAGAGAGCGTAGCAATGGAAGTCGTCTTGCTGAACTTACGTGGCACGAAAAGCAGGACATCACGGACAAGTCTCCTTTCTCCGTCCTCGTGGTAGAACCAAAAGATATTGGTGAACTGGAAGACCTGCACGGGGGTAAGTGCAAAGAACACCATACCCTCGGCAGACGGTAGGCGGATATTTTCGTAGAACGTGATGAAGTGACGCACCTTCTCGTCTCGAAGTACGTACTTGCCCACCTTGTGCAGGAAGCGTTCAATAGACAGAAGCTCATACACGTTGTGCAGGCTCGGATGCTTGATGCACTCGCGTATATATGCCGATAGGCGCTTGTCGAGCTTATTGAAGCGTTGGTAGGGGATCTTAGCGCTTCGCAGACGCTCTACGACTCCGCTTTTCAGGGCTGTCGCCTCGCTTTGACTTAGTTGCTTCGTCATATATCTGCTGGAGTATGTAATTGAGCTTGTCCACCTCGTCACCGCTTGTGAACTTCGCAGTTCGTACGGTCATCTGGAGCTCGGACAGCTGAGCACGAAGCTCCTTAGACGCTTCGATGAATATAGACCACGCTGGATTGGCTCGCTTACGGGAATCGCCCTCACGGCTGAACTCCTCTACGACTATCCCATCAGACATCAGCACCGCATAAGACTCCCTGCATACGCCAGCCATCTGCGCTGTAACCGAGATTAGCGGTTCAAACGCTGGGGAGTATGCACCAAGGGCTTTGAGCCCGTCTCTTAGGAAGCTGGCGGTTTCTTCTTGGGTCATATTTTGCCGTGAAGCCTATATAATACCCTGCAAAACAGCGAATTTTGACACCACTTTATCCCCCAAGAGAAATGCACCAACAGAAGCCCCCACGCAACTTTGAGAACTCGTGCGAAGAAAAGGGAGCGAGGGGTGGTATGCAGGGGGTCTCTCCTTCCATAAAAATCGCCTCCCCCTGGTCTCGCAAAGTTGATTTTTTGGTCGTCGGGAAAATTTTGGAGGAGGGGCGGAAAAAGTGCCTAAAATATTGGAAAATAGAGCGTTATCGTTTGGTGGTTTCGTTTTTTTGCCCTATCTTTGTAGTACAAAATGAGAGGGAAACGCCCCTAACATTTTGCAACGTGAACGAACGCAAAAAGCCCCGCGCTCGTTTCACAACGGACGACGGGGCTACCATTTTTTTTAATATCACAACAAAGGTATGAAAACTAATCAGACCTACCAAACGACCTATGCAGTCGCAACGAGCTACATCGGTAGCCTCATCCAAGCAAAGAACATCAATGGCGTCCAGTGCCTACTATCATCATACGAAGAAGTAGGCTACGACATCGACGAGGAGACGGGTGAATACCCTGACGTGATGGAGTACTACCTAACCGACCTAAACAAGAGCCGTTGCGAGTGGCTTAGCCAGCACTTCGGGCTAATGTTCGCATACTGCACAGCCCTTGACTTGTGGGTACTCCTCGTCCCACACTGTGGCACTGGATGGGACTACGTGAGATTAAGCACCGACCTTGAGGAGTGTGTTGCTCCACTTGGAACAAGCAAGCTAAACTAAGCGCCCAAACAACTACCTTTACAGCAACTACTAACCACCAAAGATACAAGACAATGAAAACGAATAAGACCATCAAGCTACTCGGGAAGGAGCTGACCATATCACAGACCTACGAAAGTAGAGGGTACGGCCTAACCGAAACGATCGAAGCTATAGAGATCGATACAAATGAGCTAACCAGCCTAATCACGAGCGAAGAGGACGCGGAGCAGCTCGCCGAAGAAATGAGCGAGTACGCATACAACGAGGCATACAACGCCTGTAAGGCGCAGGCCGAAGAAGGAGAAGCGTTATACGCTTATCAAACGCTTAGCATATTTTTCAAAAGGTCGGAGATACGAAGCGATGGATATATATCAGCGTCGGCAATGTACGTTGAATGCAATGGGGGCAGTGAACGCAGCTTCACATTTGCAAACCTCGACATAGACCGAAAAGAAGAGGAAGACGAAGAAGGAGAGGAAATATCTGACAATATCAGATACAACGAGACCTTAGACGCTCTCAGTAGAGAGGAGTTCAACCGACGAATGAGCGAGGAAGAGCGCGGGGAATTTGAGTGCCTTGAGGATAAGGCACGTGAGAATTATAGACGCTTGCACCCCGAAGAGTTCGAGGGCTAAGGACGCAACGCCCTTCCGTCTATCTCATGCGGAAGGGCGTTTTTTTGCTCGCTCTTTGGCGGGCAGCTGCCTACCTATGCAGGTGGGTAGCGTTGTCGTAGTGTGAGGTAACGACCTGCACTAACGACCAAAGCGAGCGCGTGCAACTGTGCAGGCGCATAATCTTTGCCACGCGTATAACGTGGTAGGCTATCTCCTCCCAGCGGAGCGGGCAGCCACGACGGGAGCGACCAGCCCCCGCGCGATCTTTGACGTACTGACGACAAGGCAAAAAGGCGACCGCCCTAACGGGTGAGCTATGCCCAAATGCGAGCCAGCCAGCAACAAAGAGGGGCGCCCCTAATGGGTGGACTATACACCTACGCAATGGCGCTCACTCGGATAGGTAGGCGGACGCAAAGGCGGTCAATTCAGCTCGCGCGCGCTCCTTAGACGCGCTCAAGCTATTAGAGTGTAGTACCCTATGCGCCTCTATGTGGCAGGCCTTGCAAAGCGCTCTAAGGTTGCAGGGATTAAAAGCTAACTCCTGCATAGCACCGGGGCGTCCTGCCGCGCTTTCCACGGGGCGTATATGGTGCACCTCGGTGGCTGGCGTTGTCCTACCCGCTTGCTCGCAATCCTCGCAAAGAGGGTGGGCAGATAGGTAGGCCATACGCAACCGCCGCCAGCGCCTTGAGTTCATCAACTTTGTGTAATCTTTAGTCCTATGCCTCTTCATCTTGGAGGTGGTGACGTGTGGAGCTGGAGCGGTCGGAGAAGTGGCAGGCGCAGGCATCATCGTGATGATGAGCATCGCCACCTCCCTCGTGATGAGAGTTCGCGTGATGAGGCTCGTGATGAGCCACGTCCGCACGCTTATGATGAGTGGCTCGTGATTCGTTGAACTTGTCAAGCGCCCAACGCTCGTATGATTCGTAACTCGTGATTTGTGACGGAGGGCACTGCAAGCGCAATAGCGATTCGTGAAGAAGGTCACGAGGAGCGAGTGAGTCACCAGTGAGTCGCTCGGCTCGGTCTGCATACTTATCGTAGAGAGATTGATAGTGCTGGCGGATGAAGTGCTCGTACCACCTCGGAGCATCAGCGTGCGAGGGAGTGGCCTGCTCGCCAACTATTTCCATTTTGGACATACTTGATACTTGGCCATTGAAAAGAGCTAGCAGGACAGCGGTCTCCTTGTGGCCATCCTTTCTCCGTCGTCGTCTCCGACCAAACTCTGGTGCTTCCCAGTCCGTCAGAGTCTTGAATGCGTCTTGGATGGTTGTGTCGTCAGGGTCTTTCTCCCTCTGCTCTGCATCTTGGAGCAGGCGGATAGCCATAAAGATAGAAGCCTTAAACAGCTGGTGGTTGCTCTTGAAGCCGAAATGCTTGCGCAGTCTGCTTACCTCTACCGCAGCATCTGGTCCTATCCACGTCGTGATGCGCGGGTACACTTGGTGTTCTTCTTGGGGTGACATATCAGTATACATATTTCATATAGTATATTAGTGTGTCGTGGCACGGGGCGCAGGCCTGCGGTGTACCACAGAAAAGTTCATTTAGAATTCCGAGGAAATTCCAATAAAATAAAACCGCACCCCCCTTAAATGCAAGGGAGGGCGGTCTTATTGGTTACCTACCACGCCTTGGCGTGTGGTCTCTTATCATCTTCCAAGCCGAGCCTGCGTAGTCCACGTACTTCACATCCTTTTCTCCCGATAGAAGTTCAGGGCGAAGCATACGGGGAGTAACCTCGTACCTTGGGCGTAGCTGGTGGTATGTACCTCGCTCTGTGCCTTGGACTATATCAATCTCTCGACTGACAGCTATCCACTCAAAGCCTGCGTATAGTCGGTGCAGTGGATACTTACACCAAGCGAACGTACCAGAGAGCGCATACCCCCTGGTGGGCAAAGCTCCGTAGACTCTACCGAAGCAACGTGCGCGGTAAGCAGAGAGGAGATAATCATCGGAAGCCATTCTATTTGCACCGAACACCTCAGCAAGGCTCTTCCCATCACCAAGGTATCGCAGGATAGATGGAGAAGCCGAGGGGATGCCATAGCCTGCCGAGAAGTGCAGTTCGTCGTCGAAGCTTTCAGTCGTAGAGTCACTGAAAGTAAACCGCTCCCGTCTGTTCTTGGCTATATCATCACCCGTACGCCCGAGGTAGTCCGAGATCCACATCGAGGGGGCCTGTGCGAGTACTGCACTTGGGACGCTCCACAGCTTCCACTCCGTAAACTGTTCGATATTCTCACCCTTCTTCTTGTAGAATGTAGGTACGCTGAACACCTCTAACTCTAAGTGGGTGAACCCTCGAGGAGGAAGCGGAATAAACACTCCGTCCCCCTGCTGGTCGCCAATGTTCCTGCGGGCGTGCGTTATTCCTCCCCAATTAAGTTTGCTCTTATCCCCTCCATAGGAAAGGAATGGCACACTTCGAGTTGATCCTGCTGGGCCTGTCGTCCACATCAGCTCACCCGTTTGGCTGTACTGATTATATATGAGGTATAACTTCTCTCCGCTGGAGTTAGTCGCAGTCAGACTAAATGGTACGCGTGCCTCAATTAGCTGGTCCGTAAACTCCTTATTTGCCTTAGCCGAGTCGTTTATCCTCTTCGTGCCCTCTGGATCTCCGAGGTTGTAGTTTCGTCCTGACGAATTATTGGAGTACATCTTGAGGCGCTCACCCGTAACCTCGTTCATCTCCTGATAGAGATCTGAGCCAAATGAGAGTAGCAGAGGCATATCAAGACGAAGGCAGAAGTTAGATATATCTCCTACGTTCGGTATCTCCATAGTCCAAGGGGTTTTCTCGTTGAGCTTGAGTCCAAGCGGGCGCTCTGTTGAGTTCATCTGATCTCGATACCACTTGAGCATCTGCACATACCCTCGTATAGCCCCCTCCTCTTGCGCTGCATAGTTGTTGAACGACTTGGTGAGGTCGTAGGTGATTTCGTTGAGGTCAGCGCCGCTGTCATAAATCACGCAGTCCTCGTCTACCAGCTTTAGGGCTTGGTTGACATACACACCATCACGCACACGCTTCCAGCCGTCTACTCTTGCGTAGAAAACACTGTACTCCGTAAACTTTGGACTGAGAAAACCACCGAACTTTAGGCTCTTCACTCGTCCGTGGATACTCTTAGGATTCCATACCAAGGAGTAAAAGCGCCCATCCTCACCGAGTGTCTCCGCCTCTACCTCAAGTATGGCAGGAGTCTTAGCTGTACCCATGAGCGGGTCCGTTGTCCTGAATCGCCAGCCGAGGATATTCTTCGAGGATACATCAGCTCTTCCTACTGCCACCCACGGTGCATAGTCTTCAATCTTTGGAAGCTCCATACCCTTGCGAACAGAATCAAGGTGCGTGTATGTAGTCACGACAAGGTTACCATAGCTCTCATGAAGAGACAGCTCACCATCATCTCCAAGCACCTTCATCTGTACTGGAGTAAAGGACAGTTGAGCATCCTTGTTGTTAAGCGTTGCCGTAGGGGTTGCGTTGCCTTGTTCGAGAGAGGATATATCCGAAACAATGTACATACCGCTGGACTGCTCTATTCGTAGGCTAAGCGAGCTAAGAACACGCTCAAGCACCTCCAGAAGAGACATCGGAGTGTCGCTGTCCTCGAAGAACTGAGAGGTATCTACAATCAGCCCTCTCTCTCTGCGCGAAATAACATCTCCGTTCAAGGCTTCAGCCTCGGCATCATACCTTGACATCGCAAAAACCACATTCTTACGGAGGCCAAGAAGCACCCACCCTGGACGCTTCGGTGAGCGGTGGCGTTCGTGCGCCCATCCCTCGATACCCATGTACAGAATGATTCGAAGAAGCCCCTCAAGTTCCATCTTCTCCTGCACTCGTATCAGTGGCTCAAACGGCCTGCTGGTGACGGGTATTCTTGCCAATCTCCCGAAGTCATTAGCCTCGAAGCTGACAAGATACCCAGTATCTTGGTTGGCTGGCTCTTTGTAGCTCTCAGGGTCGAGAGTTCCGCACCAAAAACAATTACCAGCGCTTGTCGTCGGGTCAAACCTATCAATGCAGGCCTGCATCCACTGATCACTCAAAGTTCCATTCGCAGGAAGCTTCTCATCGCCAAGACACATCAGCACGACCGACACGTCTCCCTCGGGAGCTTGCACGAGGTGACGATACCGCTGGTCCGCTCTCTCCTCCAAGAGAGAGAATGCCAGCCTACCCTTGACTACTGGGGCAAGAGCGTCCTCGCTCTCCGTCGTCAGCGTCACCGCAGGCACGCCAAGACGCACCTCCTTTACCTTTGGGTAGCTCTTGGTTTCATCCGTGTCGGGATAGGCGATGATAAGCGCCCACATATTCCCAGATACGTCCTTGAACGGAGCTACGTAGTGTTTGAATGTCGTGTTACTCATATCCTTTCTGATTAAAGACCGTGGTGATAAGTGACTGGCTTTTTCCCGCAATGTAGTCCACGCTCCACGCAGGCCGCCTGCCAACGAAGAGGACTTGCCGATAGATTTGCGAGCGCGCGCACCCCAGCAAAAAAAAAATTAAGCCGAGGACGAGGCCTGCGACGGCGATGATTAGTACAGCGCTCATAGTCTATCTGATTACGGTTACCACATCCAGCAGACGCACCGAGGCGACCACGCTCTCCCAGCTGTCTGAAATCGTATTGCATGCATCCATTGCGGAGAGCTCTTTGATAAGCACCCTGCGAGCGGTCGTCTTACCCTTCCCATCGGTAAGCCCTATAACGTAGTAGCGGTAGCTCTCTCCGTCTACATCAAGCCCCACAGCGTCAGTAACACCGAGGGGCTTTAGCGTCTTGATCTCCACAGCATTTGAGGAGAAGCTGGCGAGGTGGTCTAACACCTTAGCCTCCGCCTCGGTGTATGTGAGAGCATCCACAAGGTAGCTCTCGGTGACCTTCTTGTCATCTAAGTTGCTGTATGCAACTCGTGCGAGGAATAGTTCCATATTGTTAGTGTATTTACGTTAGTTGTCTGTACTGCAGGCCTGCAGATCGTAGTCCTGGGTGATTTCATCGATGATCTCCATAGCCAGATCCCAGTTGCGACACATAAGGCCTTCGGAGATGAGGCGAGAAAAACGCTTAGCCGTGTAGGCTGGCAGGCTGTTCATCGAGACGAATACAGCGATACGAGCCGTCTGCGCCTTAGTAGGCTGGCGACCTCGCCCGTAGCCGTAGCTCATCGCCATCTCGCAGTAGTGTCGTGCCTTATCTAAGTCCTCACGGCCACCCTTCTCGTGGTGGCGAGAGACGTATTTGACTACGTTCCCCTGAAAGAAGTCCAAGCCCAATAGGCTGATCAGTTCGATTGGCTGGAAGCGCATATCCTTATAGTGACTGCCTCCTATCTGTACATCTAATGCGTTCATATCGTTAGCATCGAGGTTTATTTATTTTCCGTCTCCCACTTGAGTAAGCTCCAGACGTTCCCAGCGTATAAGTCCCAGAAAAACGCCTTAGCCTCTTCCAGCGTCTTGCCCTTGAGCTTCACCACCTCAAAGTCTCGCCACTGGCCAACGATGTAGCCAAAGTAGCCAGCCCCCTCGATGTGGTGTATGTAGAAGCACATACCAATGTCCGTGTGCGCTCCTATCATATCGTTCGTGCCCGTCTTTCGCCAGCAGAGTGGCAACAGCTCACGTTCTAATTGCTTTTGCGTCATAGTCGTTAGTCCTTAATGCCGAGCAGTCGGCAGGCGAAGAGGAGGCGGTGGTCTTCGGCTATGGTTTTGAGCGCCTCTTCTCCACCTTCCACACCGAGGAACTCGCCAACGAAGCGACCACAGCCATTAGCTGCTTTCATATACACGTCATCTTCGATTAAGCGGTAGGTTATACAGACCTCCCTCTCAAGCGGGCACGCCTCAGCGGTAAGAATTCCATCAATATCCTCCTCCCACTCCAGCGGGTTCTCTTTTAGCTGTTGCCTTACTTCTTCGCGTGTCATTGCTGTGCCTCTTCCTTCATCTTACGTATCGCCTTGGTGAACTCATCCACCGCCTCGCTTAGGTCGGTGAGCTTGTCGTCCAGCTCGTTGTACTCCTCTTGTATTTTGTCGATAACTCTGCATATATCCCTCACAGGCTCCTCGTCAAGGTCTTTGATGCGGTCATCTATATCTTCGTACTTGTCCGTGACCTCTTCCAGTCGTGAGGTCAAGATGGCAGCGAAGCGCTCCATCGATTTCAGTTCTTCTTGTGTCATAGTTCGTTGTGTTGATTAGAGCGCGCCCTGCCGTCCCAGGCGCGGAAGGTCTCGCGTGCGGTAGGTAACCGCCAGCAGGGTGCACTCGTGGTTAGTTCTGTTCGTCGCGTTCGGTCTTGATCTTGTCGAGGGCTTCGATAGCCTCCTCCCATTCGCCACCGAAGACGTAGGTAATGGCGCTCTGCGCGGTGTCACTTAGTGGCACTTCCTTCGCTATCTCCCGTAGCTCTCTAAGTAGCTCGGTGTAGCCCTTCTGTTCGGGTACAAAGCAGAGGTCTGAGGTTGCACGACAGCTCTCTATCGCTGTCTCTATTCGGTCATGGTCTCCCGTGTTCAAGAAGTTCACCGTGTCCGATAGCACTAATCCTCGGAAGAAGTCGATACGATAGGTGACAAACAGGTTTAGGCACCACGCTGTCAGTTTCTCTTTTTGTTCTTGGGTCATAGCTGTACATTCTTAGTTAGTAGCTCCTCGGTAATCTCGAGGGCGTTAGGTTCAGCGTCTCGGTGCTTCGTCACTCGGAAGCGGGTGACCTTGTTCCCCGTCCAGCCCGTTAGCTCTCGGTAGGCGTAGTAGCCTTTCTTGAGGAAGGGCATGAGAAGGGCGTGCGCCTCTCCGTGGTTTAGAGCCTCACCCTTGCCACTATCCTCGATATTCACGAAGCAGTAGGAATGCCCATCCAAATGTTTGAGTATCGCTGTGCGCAGTCGCTCTACATAGTCAGTACGTACGCCCCAGTCTTTGTCATTCTCGGGTATCTCGGTTGGCGTCACGTCCTCGGCTTCGGGTGCGGTGGTTGCCTTCGGCTCTCGCTCCTTGCGTTCTTGCCACAGCGTGAGCGTCACTGCGATTGACCATACTAACAGTCCACTGCAGGCGATGGTGAGCAGGTCGATGATGTTGTCCGTTGTCATAGTTCCTTAGTATTTCTTCCCGTGCTTCGCTGGGCGTGTGGCGTTGTACTTTAGCTTCAGCTCTATGTGCGCCATAAGGTCGATGCCGATGGAGCTGGCGTAGGTAACTATCAGCAAGACCGCACGACGAATGATGGAGTGGTCAGCCCAAGCTGTATCGAATAGTATACACTTGGCTTTGTAGACAGCCTTCGTGAGAGGACACTCGGCGAGGTATTCCGCTGTCGGTGAATACTCGTCCTCCAGTCGTTTGTCTTGCAGTCTTGGCTTCTCCTCGAGCAGTCGCCCATAGAGGTCTGCGAGGCGTATCACAGTGTCAGCCAGTTCATCCTCCACGGCGTCCTTTACATGGAGCAGGAATGCTTGTGCGTATGCTGCGCCCTCAAGCCCCCGAAGCTCTTCTATCTGCACGGGTGTGAGCTTTGCCCACCTGCCGATGCGGTCGGCTTCCACAGCCTCGGACAGCTCGCCATCAGCGAGGACGAAATAATGTGATCTCGGGTGTTGCTCATCCCAAAAGCCTTTAGCTACCGCCCGCTCGTGGCAGAAGCGTGAGAAGTCAGCGAATGCACTAAAGTGCGGTACGATAGATGTAGTTGCGTTCATATTCGTTGCTATTTGATGATGTGAGATAAGATGTGTTTGACCACCTCAACCGTCCACCCGTTGCCGAGCATCTTGTAGGCTTGGGTGTCGGAACAGCACCACTTGTACCAGTCGGGGATAGTCTGCAAGCGTGCGCACTCGGTGGGGGTGAGTCTACGGAGCATATAGCCTATTTTAGCCACGGGCTGTCCGCTGCCGTCGTTCCTCGCTCTCGCAGGTATGCACGGGGCTTTGCCTCCAGCTGTCGGGCGGAAGCCCTGCCCATCCTTGTGCGTGCGCCAAGTGCCAGGAGTAATTAGCAGATTATCCTTAGTGACGCTCGTCAGGCTGTTGCTCTTGTTATCCTTCCGAAGTTCGATCTGTTGCTCGTTATTGTTCCCTCGCACACGCATAGCACATGCCATATTATTAAAGCTCCAATTATTGGAGGTTAATGTTGGCGATTTGTCTGGGATAACTCTTGATTTTAAATAGCCACGTCCACGTTGGTATAAGCCTATATACAAGATGTCCATATCGGAGTGGTTGCCTCCGCTATGCCCTCCAGCAGTTAGGCAAGAGGCCTTGTCTTGCTGAGCCTTTGGCTTTAGCTTCTTGTCGAGCTTGACTACGTCTGATACCCCTTCCTGCATAGTGTATATGCTTTCAATAGCCTCCTCGTTGAGGGAGAGATTGCGCATATAGTATTTCTCGTCTACTTCATCATCGAGGATGTCTCCGATGTAGATGCCTCGGTCGGCAGGCTGGGGAATATCTGTGAGCAGCTCGCCCCATAGCCCCTCGCTCTTCGTCCGTATGTCGCTCCAATAGAGTCGTACTCTATTTTGCGCAGAAACCAGCGCTGAGTTAATCACAACGGGTCTAATGCCGAGGCTTTCGTTTATCCTCGCCTCGTCCGCTGGGCGCATTCGCACATTTTCAAGGAGGTACTTTGCGTTGGGGTTGAGCTTTTGCATGTGGTGCAAGATGTCAAGGAAGACCCAATACAGCTTACTTCGTGGGTCATCGTGACCGAGCATTTTACCCGCTAAGCTAAAGCCTTGGCAGGGCGAGCCAGCGAGGAGGAGGTCTATCTCCTCCCACTCAATGTCCCACTCTCGCCACTTCTCCACGTCTCCGAGCTGGATAGTCTCGGGGAAGTTCAGCTGCGTCTGTGCGATAGCGTGCTTGTCTATCTCGCTGGCGTAGTACCTCTCGATAGGCACGCCCAGCTCTCGCAAGGCTATCTGACCACAACTCATTCCGTCAAAGAGTGATAGTACTTTCATCTTTCGCTTCTTCTCTCTTACTCATCACGGGCTTCGTGCGCAGGGGGCGTGGCACACGCTCCAGCGTGGCAGGCTTAGCCGTGGGGGCTTGATACTCATCCTTGGTCAGCACCTTCTCTGCGAGCTTGAGGGTGAAGTCATTGACCTTGCCAAGCACCTCGAGGAGCTTGTGTTGCTGTTCGCTGACGAAGGAGAAGTAGTGCTCTACCTCGCCCTGCATCTTGGAGAGATCTCGGGCTTCTCTCTTGCGCTGGGCATCCATCCGCTCAATAAGGCGAAGGCGCGAGTGGAGCGTCCAGAGGAAGTAGCTCATCACGAGCAGGCCTGCAGAGAGTAAGAGTAGTAGTGTGATTGTCATTTGTCGAATAGTTTGGTAGGTGTTGCGAGGTGATGGATAGCGAGGAGTAGTGCATCTCGCTCCTCTTGGTTGGTGCGAGCGAGCTTACTCTTCGGGAGCGTCAGATTGTGACGCCTGCATACTTCGAGTATTTCAGAGTGGGTGATCTTTCCATCTTGTCCTCTCCAGTGCTTGAGCAGTGGCTTTTGGCAGATGATCGGGAACTCTTTTGCCTGTATCGCATCTCGGATAAGCTCACCAACCATAGCGCACCGCCCAAGGTGGTAGCCTTTTTTTGCTACAACTCTGTGGTTATCTCTTGGTGATGCGTGCCAGTTGTGTGCGGTACTCCAGATGTCCTCGAGGACAAAGCGGTAGGAGTATTCCGTGTCGAGATACCTCTCGTCCTCTTCACACCGCCATTCGTTGAGCAGGTCAAGCACTCTTAGGAATGGTATCGTCTCGAGGTGTACGGAGCGGTCGTTGAGATTAACTACAGCCCACCCCGAAGCCTCCGTATCGGGGTCTATACCGATAAGGAGAGGCTTCTTTTGAGTTGGATTGCCCATAGCTTACGTGAGTTAGGCCTGCGCAGCGCCTGTGGAGTACTCGATCTTCCACGCCTTGACTTCTGGGTACCAAGTTCCGTTGTACTCGCGTCCGTCGAGGTCGATATAGGCGGTCACCTCTTGCCCTAATCGCAGGGGAAACTTCTCGATAGTCTCACCGAAGAGCTTAATCGGCACTTTACTTGGGAAGCGTCCGCCTGTATCAAGCACGAATACCTGCGACTGCCAGAGGCTACCCGTTGACTTACTTCTCCCCTGCATAAGTGGGCAGAGAACTGCTACTGTTCCCTTAATTTTGATTTCGTTGTCCATAGGTTGGGATTAAATACTCGTTTTCGTTCTGTTCATTCTGTGGTCTGGCACTCCTACGAGCCGTACCTCGATGCAGTCACCACGAAGGCGAGATACCGCACGGTCTCCGTAGCGTTGAAGTTCAGACCATGGGAGGTTTGTCGTGGCGACGATCGGTGCGTCTCGATACCCATAGTCGGATCGCTGGTTGATAAGGTCCGCAAGACTCGCCTTGTTTCCATAGCGCTGGAAAGTAGCAGGCTCACTTCCGAGGTCGCCTATGTGAAGCACCCGATAGTCCAGGGCGGTGTACCTGCCATCTGTACTGTCCATAAGATCCGCCATGTGCCAAAGGGCGTGCGTCTCACCATTCCACAGGAAGGGCTTCATAGTTCGTCGGCTATTCACACCGTCGTAGAATGGTCGCTGTACACCGAGCATTTCACTGAGGTCTCGCAGTAGAGTCACAAGAAGCGTCTTACCTGTACCAGTCTCGCCTGTTACGATCAGCCCCTTCATCGGGTCGTCTATCTCTGGATGTGGCAGGGCGAGTAGCCAAGAAACCGCTTTTGCATATCCGAGAGCCAGAGTATCATTATCAAGCGAAAATCGCTCCTCCCTCAGCTTGCCAAGCTCTGTGATATAGTCCAGCGCATCATCAAGTTTGATACCTCTGTATGCCTCATAGACCGATCGTGGTGGTAGGCCTGCCGTACGCTCCTCTTTGATCTTCTTCACAAACTCCGAGGCGAGTGGAAGCACACCCTCTTTGGGCTGTGGTTGCTCGTTAATCATTGCTGTTGGGGTTTTGATGTTCTCCTCCTCTTCGTACTCTCTTGAGCACAGAAGCCTTGTACGCCTTCATTTCCTCGCTATCTTCGGCCTGCGCCTGTTCCCTTTTGACTTCATCCCACATGTGGTTTGAGTAGTTCTGGGATGCAGGAGGAGGAGATGACAGCTTGGAAGCATGGTTGTCTCGATAGCACCCTCCCACGACCTTAGCGAAGTTGTCTGGCTTGACAAGCCACGACAGACTCGCCATGGCTCGATTGCCTCGTAGGAAGGTGGATGCCTTGGCTTCTGCCATCATCTTTCGGAATTGGGCTATTGCGTTTAGTGTGGTCGACACCGCTGGACGCTCCTTGGCATTCCCATCTGGTCGGTCGGGCATCAGCGCCACAAACAGCTCATGCCCATCTCTACATATGGCCTGCGATAGAATGATTGGCTTAGCGAAGCCATCATCCCCATCGGTCGCCTCTTCGTAGAGCGCCTTCCACACCTTGCCGAAGTCACGCATATCGGAGCTGGGGTACATAAGCGAGCTAACCATAGCGCGAAGCGCAGGGTCCTCTATCG